GTGTTGTGGTTAAGTTTCCACCAATAGTTCCATTTCCGCTTGTTGTAAGTGTTGCGCCTATTAATCCTGCGGATGAACTAATATTGCCTGATGCGGTTATGTTCGTAGTTGTTATAGCACCATTAGCAGTTAATCTGCCTGTTAAGGTTGATGTTCCCGTAATACTTAAATTACCACTTCCGCTTATGTTACCACTTGCGGTTATATGTGTAAATATGGGGGAATCTGCAAAGTCAAATGTTAATGTATCAGTTGTAGTACCAGTAGCACTAATCGTTATGTTTACATCGGATGATGAAATGATTAAGTTATCTGATGCACTATCTGCAATCACTGTTCCACTTGAACCACCCAAACCAACAACACTCATTGTAACGAATGAAAGAACGGATTGCCCCGTTAATGTTGCTTGTGAAACCTGTCTAACTTCACCTGCGGTGGTTATTAATAACACATTTTCACTTCCACCTATTGGAACCTGGCTTGCAGTTATGCTTGTTAGATGGGCATTACTACCTGATACTATTACTTTTTTCCATGATGCCATAATTAGTTTTCCATTTTTACTTTATTAACCCTTAAATATAAATAGGTTATATTTTTTTTTCCATATAAATAAATTAGTTTTTTTTAAATATGTTTTTATTCAACCCCCAAATAAAAATTTCCATCAGAACCATAATACATTCCACCAGTCACAGCCGTTGGTGGTGTATCAAATTTACCCAATACCATTACACCCTCTGAATTAATTTGTGCTGCAACAAAACTGCCGGATTTAATAATAAAAAAATCAGGGGCTTCAGACGATATTTTGGTTTGAACTTCGTTTGTTTGATTGTATATTGTTACACTTGATGTAGTTAATCTGACATTTCCTAATTGTATGTATTCATCTCCACCAAAAACTTCCGTAATAACCCCAGTATCATCAACAAAACTTAAACTTCTACTTACATACACATCACTCCAAGCAGCATCAGGACTACCAACGGAAAAATCGGATGTTTTACCTGATTGAACATTGGGGATAAGTGAACCTGAATAATTTACTGAGCCTGAAAATGAACTTCTACCAATAATTAGGAGATTTCCCAATAGATTTACATTACCATTTGTAGTGGTATTTGTGGTTACTGCGGCTTCAATACTTTCACCTAAACTACTTGATTTTTTTAAAAATAGTTTACCATCAGCAGTATTGATTGCTAATTCACCCAACGCAATGGAGGCCGTAGTCGGTACATTTCCCGATACTAAATTTCTTTTTAGTATGATTGCCATTAGAAAAATCCCCCGTCAGCGTTTTCGGTAAATAAAGAATAACTTGCCGTACCTAATAAAGAGCCTGTGAATGAAGTCGCTGTTACACCACCTACTACTTGTAGAGTGTTTATGGGTGTTGATGTGCCTATACCCACTCTACCCGTACTACCCACAATCCTCATTACTTCTGATGGTTTAGATATACCATTTGTTGAAGTAAAAAATGCTAAATCATTAATTCCGCCACCAAATAAACTTGGGTATGATATACTATCTATGTATGCAGAGCCCTTAAAACCAAAACTCGAACTTTGTAAAAATCCCAACCCATCATTATAATATGATAGAATTCCACTATAACTTCCAACATTATTACCACCAATTCCATATCCATTAGTTATGTTTATATTACCACCATTAACAGATAATTTTGATATTGGAAGCGATGTCCCAATACCCAATCGTTCATTTGAATCAAATACAAAATCAGAATCACTACCTAAAACACCATTATTATTAAAAATAATTTGTCTGTCTGAGCCCGGAGATGTTATTGTACCCGAAACTATTAAATTTTGAGTAATTGTTACATTTTCACCAAATGAACCACTAACTAAAAGAGAGCCGGTAATTATTACACCACCACTTAAAGAATTAAAAGTTATAGTGCCAGGATCACCTTTTTCACCCCTTTCACCCTTAGGTCCTCTGCCTACTATTGTAACAACAGAAGTTTCTTTTTGTAATACGCTTACAGAGGTATCTTTCTTTTTATCAGATACTACAACCGTATTTTCATTTTTGGTTAGTTCTACCGAATTTTGAGTTGATACAACTTTAACATTTAATCTATCATTACTCACCTAGTTACCTCTTTCGAAAGCTTTACAAGTCCTTCCAATAATCTCGTAACTATACCACCATTACTCTGCAATTCTATATCATATACACCTTCGGCGAAGTTTAAATTTGATGATGATGCAGCAGAAATAAATAAACCAATACTACCCGATGTTCTTGGTAGAACAACCGATGCTGATTCTGGGGTAAGGTTTAATCCTGTCCCATCATTAGAAAGTGTATTAGTAATACTTAAATATGTTGTGGATGAATCAACCGAAGGTCTTATTTGCATTCTTGCGGTATATCCTGATAAATCAACGGGTTCTCCGTTAGAATCTTTCCATTCTAATAATAAATCCGTTGTCGAACCCTGTTCTATGGTCAATAAATATCTTCCAGCTGCCATTTTATACTCCTATTATTAATATAAATATCTAATATTCATATAATAGTTTAAATATTTCATCTAAAGCGGGATGTCTATGATTATCTTTTAATGTTACGGTGTAAACAAACCCACTTGGTTTTAATTTTGCTACTTCATGAATAGCAGAATCGTTTGCTGATTTTAAATCTATTTGTTGTGGGTCTCCACACAATATCATTTTTGAATTCTTACCCAATCTACCCAACACCATCGCTAATTGAGATTTTGTAAGATTTTGAAATTCATCAACAATACAAACACAATCATCAAAAGTTCTTCCTCTAAAATGTGTGAGAGATACCAATTCTATTTTTTCATCCTGCTCCATTTTATCCAACACCGATGATTTATCATAAACTTTTCGCATATTAGAACGAATAGGAACTAACCACGGCTCTAATTTTTCTTCCAAAGAACCTGGTAAAAATCCATTATCTTCATTAGAAACGGTGGGACGCGTTACAACAATTTTGTTATATTCTCTCTTAAAAAAGGAATCTAATGCTATTTGACAAGCAAGTAATGTTTTACCACTACCAGCTTTTCCTAAAATAAAATTGAAGGGATGATTTAAGATATTTTGTTTTGCTACTTTTTGTTCTTCGGAAAGTGTAATTGAAAACTTTATATCACCTTTTGGAACTCTTTTTTCGGTATTTTCTATCATAATGTAACCCTTTATACTTTTAATATAAATATCCCATAAAAAACAAAAGGGGATGATTTTCATCATCCCCCTTTGAAAACACTTTAACTATTATGTGATTGATTAAGCACCACCAATAGTTTCCAATCCGTTCACATATACTTTACCATAGAACTCACCTCTTACCATTTCTTTGGCGTAGCGAGTCATTACACCCTTACGAGGAGTAAAGTTTTTGTAATCGTACACAAGAGGTGTCATAATCAATGGAATGTATGGAGCGTAAACAGCACCAGTTTCCAAGAATTGTGTTCCTCTGTAACCCATCAAAATCAAGTTTTCTTGCATATATGGGTTCTTATAAACCTGATATCTTTGTGCGAAAGAACCTACTTTGGTCATACCAAATGCAAATTGTCTTTCATCACCAGTTCCATCAGCAGTGTATCCTGGAATTGATTCCAAAATAGTAGCAACATCAGGAGAACATACTAAGAAGTTTGCACCACCACGCATTGTCTTAGCGTGAATTTGGTTAGAAACTCTCTGCAATACAGTTCCCAAAGTTGCGAACCAAGTACCCTGAATGTAAGCTGCTACATTAGTAGTGTTCGTATTTGTGAATGTACTTCCATTCCATTCCTGTCCAATTCTTGCAGACCAGTAACCTGTAGTCAATGCGTTCTGAATCAACATGTCCAAAATCTCAAAATCAATCTCTTGTGATACATATTCAGATAACATTGAAGTTAATTCTGCTTCTGCATCAATAGAGTGATATGCGTTTAAGTCCTGCGCGAATTCAGGTGTCCATTGTGCTTTCAACTTACGAGTTTTAGCAACAATTGGAACTGAACGCATTTCAATGTTCAATTCTGGGATTTCCAAATCCGTTTCAGGATTTACTGCCATTTGTGTTTTTGTTACCTCAAAATCACCACGAGTTACATCGGTTGGTTGTTTTTGATACTTAACAGTCAAATTAGATTGTGCATCTGTAGCTTCAATTGAACCACTCACAATAAATGAAATGGTTGTATCATTTACATTCTTTGTGAATTGTGGGAATACTTTTGAAATACCAGAGTGCTGAAGTGTAAATGCACGAACACCTTCCAAATCAGGTCTTGTTAAGCCAGCAGCTGCGATTGTAACTTTAGAAAATGCAGTAGAACCACTGTAAGTTGCAATAAAGTTACTATCCCAATTAAATTCATCATCATCAGCAGCAAGGCCAGGAACTACAGCAGCAATAGAACCGGTAGTAGTTGCTGGTGAAAAAGAACCAGATACTCTAATAGTAGCTGAATCATCGTTGATAGTGTAACCAAAACGACCAGCGCCATACAAACCTTCGGAGGCTTGGTTGGCTGTCTCGGTAATACCAAATACTGAATCGGATTGTGAATCTTTACCCGAACCTGTTGTAAAACCAGGCTGACCTGTTCCATACTTAAAATCTAAATAGAAAATAAGACCGGATGGGAGATTCATAGGTTGAACTGAAACAAACTCTTTTGCAGCGATTTCAGAGAAAATACGGCGAACAAGCGGAAGGGCTACACCATTCCACTCTTCAGAGTTGTTGAACATTGATGTGGCAGAAGCTTCAGTTACTAACTGCTTTGCCTGGTTTTCCAAAAGTTGAGCCATGTTGTTGATTTCGGTCTCATTAGTAATTTCATCTAAAAGACCGGTTTTTTTCCACTTGGCTACTAAACCTTTGGCTTCTTTGCGAAGAACTCTTTCGAATCCTGCGCTTTCTTTTAAAATGCTATTTATATTCATTTTTATATCCTTTGTTTAATAGTTTATACAATTATTTTTTGATGTTAGCAAGCTTTTGGAATCTTGTAGCCAACGAAGAACCTTCGGTTATGATACCAGCAGGTTTTGTTCCTTTGGTTGGTTTAGATGCAAATGATTCTCTAACAAATCTTTTTTGTGATTTTTTAGCAACATTAAGGTTTTCACCCAATGTAGCAAACACTAATTTTACTTCTCTCAAAGATGAAGCACGGTCAAAGTTTTCTACAACTTTAACTTTTTGCTTTTCATTCAAATCAAAGTTTCTGAAAAGTTTGTTTGTGTAAAGTAGTTTTGCATTCAAAAGGTTTACTTCGTTAATGGTGTTCTTCAACGATTTAATTACTTTATATGCTTCTTCCAATTCACCCTTCATTTCTTCAGCCTCTTCTTCAGTCATTCCACCCTCTTCTTCATCTGCTGGCTCTTCACCATTCATTTCTCTAAGGGCTTTGATAACTTCATTCAAATCAACTTCTTCATCGCCACCTTCTTCTTCAAAGAACTCACCAGTTCCTTGCTCATCTTCGGTTTCAGAATCGTAGTTAGCAACTTTATTATCACCAGCACCAATTTCAGATGACTCTAATTCTTGTAATCTTTTTGATACTCTTTCACGAATTTTTTTCAATTCTGTGATTTCTGGGTTTTCTTCTTCTTCTTCGGATACAGGCTCTTCTTCCATTTCACCTTCCAATTCTCTGATAATTGATTCTAAGTCTAAATCACCCATTTCATCATCATCTTCTTCAGCAGGTTCTTCGGTTTCAAATTCAGCACCCATTTCATCATCATCTTCTTCAACAGGTTCTTCGGTTTCAAATTCACCACCCATTTCATCTTCTTCTTCAACAGGTAATTCTTCACCCATTTCATCCTCTTCACCCATATACTCATCGGTTGTTGCAAACTCTTCTTCTTCCTCCATTGGAACTTCTTCATCTTCTAACTCTTCAGCAATTTTGTGAGACAACATTGATTGGAGTCTTGGAGTGAATGCTTCCTCAAGGGCGATTTTTGCATTTGCTAATGCTGTTTCTTTAACGGCTTTAGCATCGGCGATTGCTTCTTTAAGCAAATCTTTATTGCCTTTATTTTTCATTTAATCTCCTAAATTTTTTTGGAAAAGTAAGATTATTATAAATCTTAATAATTGTTATAATAATTTTAGTTCCACAATATTGTGTTGGAACATTAATTTGATAATAAATAGGGGAGTTTTTTAAAAACGATATTTTATTCTGCTTTACTTTTCAGATATTGTTTTCTAATGGCCAATTCCATTTTTTTTCTTTTTTCTATTGATTTTGGTACGAATTCAGTTCTTTCTTTCAAAACATCCATCATTCCACTATCTTTAACCATTTTTTTGAAAAGTCTTAATGCTGCTTCAACATTATTGTCTACCACTTTAACTGCCATTCCCCTACCAGGAACATACATTAACTCTCTTCTAATTTTTTTCTTTTTTGGTCTTTCTTCGTTTTCGTTCATAACTTTTTTTTAAAATTAAACTATTTGTAAATTGTATATTGATTCAGTAACCAAACCATTTTTAGTTCTGATTAATGCTTTTTCTTTTTTTATTTCTACCACAACCCCACCATACTCCTTATCAAGTATCATAACAGGAGAACCAACTTCAATTAAGTTTGCATCTTCTATTATTGTATTTTCCGATATATCATCTAATACAACCTTAAAAGCACGAATTGCTTTTGAAATACCTGTTTTTTGTTTTTTGGGTAATTTATTAATATCCTTTAAATTATCTTTTATAAAATCAGAAAATTTAAGTGATAAGTTTTGTATAATGTCTATTGCTGGCATGAGTTGTTACCTTTTTATTTTTTATGTGATTTAAATCCCTGCCCCTTCATCCACCAAGCCAATGCCCAAGGATTATCAATACCCGGTTCATCTTTCATCGCTTTTACTGTTTTTTCCCATCCTTCAGGTGCAACTTCGTTGGTTACTTTTTTATTTTCCATAAATGGTTTAAAAGCCGAAATAACCTTATCTGCTGTCATTTTATCAAATTTGTTTTGCATTGCAACATCACCAACTTTGTACAATTTCAACAACTTTTCTGCTGTTTTCTTATCAACTTTTGTAGAACCAACACGGGAAGTAGAACCATCTACTACACTCTTTAACAAGTCAGATAATTTTACATTTGCTTCATTTACTTTTTTTTTTAAAATAAGATTTGATAGTTTCATTTCACCAACAAAATCTTTTGCATTTTCTTTATCTTGCGGGTCTACATCGGTTACTTTATAAGTCTTACCACCAACAGTGAAAGTATCCTCACCTGCTGCAATTGCTCTTGCTCTTTCAGCACCAAATTCATTACCTTCATCCATTACGATTTCTGCATCACTCAATTTTCCTTTAACAAGACCACTTACAGTTCTAATTACAATTTCGTTACCTTTAACAGAATAAACCATCCCTGTCTTATTTTGCGATTTAAGATGGACAGTATCTCCAAACTTTGGTGTTTTTGCTTCTTTGATTGATTTTTTGTTTATTAATTGACTTAATTTCATGTTTTCTCCTACAAAATCTTTTGCATTTTCTTTATCTTCGGAATCTACATCCGTTACTTTAAATGTTTTATCACCAACTTGGAATGTATCTTCACCTGCTGCAATTGCTTTTGCTCTTTCAGCACCAAATTCATTACCTTCTTTTATTTCGTAATATTTACCCAATATCTCACCAATTTCATCATAAGACGATTCCAACCTTTGCTGGAGAGTTGATACTTCTTTGATAGTGTTTGTAAAAATCTTAAAAGATTCGTTCATAGATTTCATATGACGAGAAACAGTTACCTTATCAAACCAATCACCAGTTTCTTGTAAAGTTAATTTATGAGCAGTTTCAACAATCTTTTTAATGTTTTGGTATGCTTCCATCAAATTACCATTATGGTAAATTGCCTCACCAATTTTTCGGTATGAAGCAACTGCCTCAACAAAAGCCCTTTTTTCTTCATTGGTCATTTTTGTATCATCTAAATCTTCCTCACCAATGTTTAATCTACGATAATCCATGTGTTGTGATTCTTTTAATAAGTTAAATAGTTTTTTCATTTCATTTCCTTTTTTCAGTAAGAACCTGGTCTATTACCTTTTTTCATAGAAGTTGCCCAAATACCAATCATCTTTTTAATATCAGCGGGAATTTCTTTATCATAAATAGTTAGTTTACCATCTTTTCCTATATGGGCTATCGTTTCATAATCACCATCTTTTTCTTCTGCCCTATTCCAAATAGTTAAACCATTACCCAAATACCCAGAACCAATATCGTATTTTTTAGCTTCCTTCACTAAATTTTGAAATTTCATCAATACAATTGCGTAATTACCCACTTCTCTTTCTGCGCCAGCTGCGTATTTTTTATTTACAATTGCAATAGTGTTCCCAGATACTTTAATTATATACATTGGTATCATTTCAGTTGAAAAATCATATTTAATTCCTGCTTTTTTCAATTCAGCACCGATATTCATAAAAGAAGATGCGTTTTTTACAGCCGCTTCAATTTTATCTAAATCAGCATCGTATTTACCTTCGTTTACTGATTCATATTTTTGTATAAATTGCATAAATGATTTAAAATCTTTTGCCTTTTTTACTGCATCTGCAACATGGGGTCTATCCAATACCTTTCCATATTTTTTTTCAAAATTAGGATTGTATCCTGATGTATCTTTGGCCATTTTGTAAAACTCTGCCCAGTCAATTTTATCCTCGTTTATTGATTCATCTATTGCTTTACCAAATCCTTTTTTATTAGCTAAAGAAACTAAAGTTTTTAAATCTTCGGGCTTGTTTCTATTATACTTATCTGCGTTCTTTCTATTTTTGAATATTACCGATACTTTTTTACCATTATCATCAATCATAATGATAATACCATTCTTACCAAAACTTCTTTCATCAAATGCTTTTATAGATTCGTTTAGTAATTTTTCCGAATATACAGTCATACCGGTGTTGTCCTCAATTGTAAATATATAACCCGGTATATTTGTAACCTTTTTCATATGTTCAAACTTTGCAGGAATTTCATTTTTTGTTTTTACCTGTGTTTGATAATATACTTTTTTATTAAACGATACTACAATAGTCCAAGGACCTGTTTGAGAACCCTTTTTAATACCGGCCATCATTTTTGCTAAATTAGTAGCTTCGTTTACTGATTCTTTGATATATTTCATAGAAGAGTTTGAACCATCGGTAAAGAATACATTATCACCATCAATCATTTTTACTTTTCTTTTGAATGGGCCTTTTTTACCTAAAGCTGCTTCCCAATGTGGATTATCAACAACTTTAACCATTTGTCCAACTTTGATTTCTTCATTTACTGATTCGCCAAACATTTTAATCATTTTCTTTTGAATTGGATTATTCGGTTTTCCAGACACCGCAGTCACAAAATCCATTCTGTCTGAAAGTTTTCCCTTCTTAACAAATTGGAAAACTTTTTCGATATCCAAATTGTGAGTATCAACAAACTTTTGAACTACATCTTTATTTAAACCGGTAAGTCCACCAATTTCCATTGCCGTTCTCGAAGCGGACTCTAATTTTAAGCTTCTTTGTGCGTTTTGAACTGCCTTCCAATTGATTTCTTTTTTTGCAACCTCTCTAATCATTTTTTTGAGTTGTTCTAATTTCATATTTTTTCCCAATTTTTAGGACATTCGCAATATCCACCAATTTCACAAATAATATCTCGCATTATACTATTAGCAGTTTCATATTTATTAATTTTTGATTCTCTACTAACACCCTCATTAACAGGTTTCATAAAAGCCCCATGAGTAGATGGGTTACTTACAAAATCCCAACAAATTAAATCAAAATCGTTTTCTACAGCAACAGTACCATCTTCTCTAATTTGACGAACTGAACCCATACCTCGTGAAGATATTCCTACCGTACAACCTGCTTCTATCAATTCTTTAAGTATTCTGCCCGATGGGGTATTTAGTATTTCTACTTTACCAACAACATCTTTACCATTCCACCATACATCTCTAATAATATGTGAAGTATTTTTTAATTCCACCACCGATGATTCTGGGTGGTCTAACTCACCATATGCACGATTTTCTGTTATCTCTCTACCCTTATATTTATCAACCTCACGCTTCAAAATATTTTCGGGATATATTCTACCATTTTGGTTTTTTTCATTTGCCCTTTGAAGAACACCAGTTACAATTAATCTACCATTACCATTCATAGCAGCTTCTTTAAGCTGTTGTGGTTTTACATCAAATACAATAGTATCAATTAATAGTTGTTTCATATCAGGCACCCAATTGTCTTATTTTACTTGAAATCCGGTTTAATCGCTCTGATATTTTAGAAAAATTGTTTCTTGTTTTTTTCCAATAAGCACCAGATGAAATACCCATTTCTGTCTTTAGTTTTATATTTTGATTTACTAAATGTTCAACCTCATATATCTTTCTATTAATTTCTTTAATAGCCCTATTAATTTTATATTGGGGGGAACCTGTTTCATCTTTTCGGTATTGACGATAGTTCATTTCATTGATGACATCCTCAATCTTTTTTTCCCAATTTTCTAAAAAATTTCTTTTTACACTTTTTATTTTTTTATACCCCAACACCTCAATATGGTCATTATCCATACCCGCCGTATTTTTCGCAAAAGCATGTGGAGTTCGTGGTGGACCAGCACCGCCATCCAAATTAGCGGTAACATTTTGTTCACCCAAATCCTCATCATCCTTTTCATCGGGATTAACGATTTCCTCTTCTTCTAATTGCTTAAATTTTTTATCAAGCTCTTCAATTAAAAACCTACTCATTATTGAACACCCTTTAATTCGTTTAACAATTGATAGTATCTTAAAAGCCCAAGTGCTTGAACCTCCGATACGATTTTTGCGTTGGATAAATTATCAATCAACCCAATAACCTCTTTTAACTTAATGGAAGAAACTTTATCAGTAATTTTAAACTTTGAGAATTCATTTTTAAGTTTTTTACTTTCCCTTAAAATAAATCTTTTTAAATTGTCTGAATTATCAATATTGTTAATATAATTTCTAAGAACCAATTTTTGTTCGTTGGTTAGTTCTTTATACTTATCATTAAATTTATCAACTAAAAACTTATAAGCCAATAACCTAACATCTTTTGATTCCTTACTATACAAATCAGTATTTTCTTCTTTTATAGGTTTTTTTGTTTTTGTTATATTTTCTAAAATTTGATTTTTACATTCAACCCATTCTTTTGGGGATGTATTTTCTTGATTTTCAAATAATTTATATATAGTGGCAAGTGATTTATAGTTATTTACCCTATACTTAAAAAAATCTTTAGCATCAAACTTTTCATTTATTGATTTAATAAGATTATATTTTTCTTTTTTTAAATTCGTTTCATTTAATTTTTTTCTTTCACCCAATACAATATTAAGAAACTCACTTGCTTTATATGTATTATCAAAGTTTTCTTTGACAAGATATTGATACATTTTAAGTTCTTTACTTAATTCACTACCCTGCTTAAAATGCTTTTTAATAATAGATAATCCTATTGAATTTTTTTCATTCAAAGTATCAGATGCAATCTGCCTAACAAGAAGTTCAAATAAAACCCCAGTGTTTTTAAATTTAGAATGCTTTAATTTAGTGTTCATTTATAATTATCCTATCTTATCAATAAATAAATATACAAAATTTAATTAAACATCGTTATTTAATATGTTTCTTTCATCCAACATATCAAATTTTTGGTTTTTTTCATCACTATCTGTCAACAATGACTCAACTATAATTTTTTTAGTTTTTATTTTTGAATTTTGTAAGCTTGTTTTTAACTGCATCCCTTCAACAGAAAGTGGTGATTTCCTAAATGTATGGTATGCTTTTTCAGGTTTTATATCCGTTTCATATCCCATTGCGTTTCTTCCAAAAGAACTATCATCAGTTCCAGCAATACTACCCTCTTCCGGTCTACCAGCCCCTTCAAATCCGCCAGGAGGTGAACCACCTTGATTATCACCAGGAGCAGGTTGCCCTCCCGCTTCTGCTGGTTGTTGTGATAATGCTGCCAAATCATGCGGAGTTCCAAACGATTCACCAGTCTTAACTGGGTCATTACCCTCATTTTCAATTTGTGCCTGTCTAAATCCTAATTTCAAATCGTTAATAACCTTAACCTGTTCTGCTTTCCACTCATCATCAGACATGTTAAATATATTTTTATATATCCATTCTTGTGAAAGTAGTTTTGATGTTTTTATATCCGATGCCAATCGCACATTTTCAATCCAAAGAGCAACCTTTTCTTGCTGATAAATTATTGATGGTGGTGTTAATTCTAAATAAAAGTTAGATAAGGCCTCATTTTCATATCCCTGTGCATACAAATGTATGATTGCTATTTTTGTCAATTCGGATAAAACAATTTTTTGTACCCGCTCAATACTCCTAGCAAAACGAATATCTTGTTGAGCAAGCGTCGCTTTACCCTCTACTCCCTCTTCATATCCAATAAATGCTTTTGGAACTTTAAGAGCGGCCTGCATTCGGTTTTTAAGATAATTTATATCCTCAATACCAGTGAATTCCATTCCACCCAAAGTATCAATTTGAGTACCACTTTGACCACCTCTTACGGGTAAATAATAATCTTCTAACATATTTTGTATGTTAAATTTAAGATTATAATCACCAGTTGCTTCATCTACATAAGGAACTTTTTTCATTTGGTCTATAATGTTCTTAACATGCTGGTCTACTTCATTTGGTGGTATGTTACCAACATCAATTTTAAATACCCTTTTTTCAGGAGCACGCATAATACGATGAATTAACATCGCATCTTCCATAAGGGTTAATTGTTTCCAAGTTTTTCTAGCAGGTTCTAATAAGGAACGACCATAAGGTAAAAAGTTTGTGTCTGAAAATAACCTAAAATGGGCTATTTTATAAAATGGAATATAATTTTGTATATCGTTGCTAGATTTTTGATAATTAAATCCGGTAGCACCACCACCCATCGTTGTCATTTTAAATCTAACTTCATATGGGTTATCGGAATTAAACCCCTCTTCTCTTTCAATTTCATATGCTGATATTGGTGATACATTTACAATACCAATACCCTCTTCAATATCTAAGTTAAGATAGTAATCGCCATATTTATTCATCCCTCTAATCCACGCCCAAAGATTAAATTCTATATTAAGGACATCATAAAAAAGATTTTGTAATATTTTTTTAATATTTTCATCATCCGAATTAATCCTCAATACATCCCCAAGATCGTTTTTGAGGGTGCATTCATCCGAGTAAATATCTAAAACGGATGCAATAATTGAATCTTTATCCATCGCCTCATAATCAGTATAAAGTTCTAACCGATTGGATGAATAATTGTATTGATTATTGTAAGTTTCCCAATTTTGACGAGATGAGTGTAATCTACCAAATCTATCGTAGTAGGAAGTTCCTTTTATATTACCCTGCGATTGTAATCGTTGTGTATCAATAGCCCTAGTTTTACCCTTACCAATTCTTCTTACTACAACCTGAGTTGAAAAGAGTTTTTGTAATCTACCGAATAAAGATTTATCTGCCATAAGTATAAATATAATTTTTTTAAAATAACCAACCTAAATCAACATCATTACCACGAATATCTTTCATAATATATGGATTTTGGCCTGAGTTTTTACTTGAGAATACCGTTATTTGATTTCCAGATACACGGGTGATACTACTTAAAGCATTTCTTGTTAAGTTCATACCTTGCTGTCTTAACTTCATCGCAGTATCTCTAACCCAAAGACCTGTAGAAAATGATATAACCAAATCATCATTATATCCCCTTTGTGCCTCTGCTTTTGACCCATTCCATATAAAAACAAATAACTCATCCAACAATCGTTTAGAGTGAATTATTGGTGATTTTTCTCTCATATAAGTATCTAATTTAGATACTATTAAAGGCCTCGTTTTTTGTGTCATTGAAAATCCTGGCACCATATCTTCTTTTTGCTTTAAATCCCATCCCCGCCTTAAATGAATATCTTCATCTACATATCCCAACTCCCTATACGAATAGTAAAGATTTCCATAATTACGGTCAATTACTTCCTGAATAACAGCCCATCCAATATTTGCATTTTCAATCACCAAAAGGGCGTTGTTCCATTCTGCTGCTACCGATGATAAGAAAGCACCATATTGTTTTGTTTCTATTTTACCTTTGTATTCCGCCACCTGCTCTAACTGCTCAACATCAATCACATGAAAAGCAGAATAATCTGCTCCATCTCCCCTTGCAACATCCGCCACAACTATATAATCTTTTGAATAGTTAGGATAATCCCATATCCAATAATTTGCATCAAATCCACGCTTCTCAATAGGTTCTGTTACATGCGTTTCTTTATACCACTCCAATACAGAACCATCAACGACTGTGTAACCTGATGAAATAAAATCAGTATCACATTCTTGAGCAGCACCCTTTTCCCCCAATAATCTTGTTTGTTCATCTCTCCATCTTTGATTTCTTTCGGGGTGAACCGTCCAGTGTAATCTCGTTGGATGCCATTTATCACCAGCTTCTCCCTGCTGCCAAACTTTATGGAAAAAATTACCAACCCCATTTGGTGTTGAAAGAACTATTGCACCACCACCAGTTGAAAGTGTAGATTGCGCAGATAACCAAATCTCTTCAATACCTTTGATAAATGCGGCCTCATCTATAATCAATAAAGAAAGTGCTTCAGAACGTCCTGCGGTTTCAGTCGCAGAAACTGCTTTGATTTGAGAACCATTTTTTAATCGAAGTGATAATTTATTATCTTCAGCAGCACCCACCTTTAACCAACTTGGTAGATTATCATACATAAATCTAACCTTTGTAACCAAGTTTTTTGCTACATCTTGCGTTGTTGCAATTACAAGAACATTCTTATCTCTATGAAATATCATCAACCAAGTTGCGTATCCAGCTGAAATAGTTGATATACCTAATTGGCGGGATTTTAGAATAACATTAAATCGGTGGGTTTTAAAAGAATCAATTAAATCTTCTTGGAAATCATATAGGTTAAATAATATTTTTCCCCTATGCGGATGTTGTATGTAACAATATTTTTTAAAAAAATATATTGGGTCTTTCGCACACTTTACATACTCTTCTGATATTAATTCTTTTAAAGTTTTCGGCATTGGTTTTTATTATTTACTTATTTTCCAATAAACTTTTCCCGTAAAGTTTGGTGCAAAATTATTATCAAAACCAATTCCAAGTGCATATGCTTTTTTCTTTTTTGTTTTTAATAATAATTCACCATTTAAAACCATAAAATTTTTATTTGCGGTAATACCTGTTCCCAAATAAACTTCTCTTTTATTTACTAAAATCGTATTTGTTACAATTTTTGTGGGTATTAAAATATTTGAAATATGCTGCCGTGCTTCAATTTGATTTTTTGAAATAGTATCTTTCATCACAATATAACCAAATGTATCCACAGCAATTGTATCTTCGTAATAATATTTTGCGTAGTAATCTCTCAAAAGAGACATAGTATCTATTGGTTCATTTTGATTAATAAAAATACTATCTATATCAACTACAACTTTATCTTTCCATTCTGGGACATAAACCTCCGATTCAGTATTAATAGTATCGTATTTATACTCTATCGTTGTTACTGTATCAATTATAGGTTCGTTATTGAAAATATTCTTAACAAAACCCATAGGTAATTTATCCCTAAGTAAAAATAGGGCAATTAACAATATTATTACAGATATAATAATTTTAGACAGTTTCATTATTTTTTTTCTGCTTTTTTTGTCTTGATTTATAATTATTTCTTCTTTTTGGTTTTGGTTTTACTTCTTCTGTTTTCACTTCTGGTGATAATTGACCCACAGATGCTTTTGCAGATGTAAATGGTTTGATTTGTGTTTTTAATGGTTCTATCTTTACAATTTCTAATGTTTCAGGTAAATTTATTGTTTTTTTACCCATAAAAAATCGATCAAACGAACTCAATAACTTTTTAAAAATGTTCATAACTTTTCCTCCTATTATTATAAATACTGATTTTAATTTTATTAAACTAATTTTGATATAAGTTCATTTGCTTTACCTATTAACAAATCATTATATGAACTGTTTGTTATTATTGGCAGAGCTGCTATTATATCTTTTTTGGATTGAATATACATTTTTGATTTTGGTTTATTTTCAAACTTTTTTGCACCCCAAAGATGATAGATTGATTTATTTAATAACTCCTGTGCTTCTTCGGGTTCACCATCTAAATTAAAAGAATAAAACGATTTATTGGTGTATATAACTGGAACTAATGCCTTTGTTTTTACGTTCTTAACCCCCTTTGATAATGCGGCTAAAAACCATTGTTCCAATGTAATTTGAGCGGAAGATTCGGCATACATCTTTTTTTTCTCATCTGTCATATTTTTTATTTCACCACTCGCACCCAATACAAATTTAAAATAATTAGAAACATATTCTTTTTTAAATTTCTCATTTTTCATACCAACTACCGCACAATTCATTGGAAAAGAATCTATAAATAGTTGTTTAAGTTTTTCATCCCATTTCCAATTAGATGAATGTTCAATATCTAATGGATTTCCATATGTGAATGGTGATTCTCTATGTAAATACAATAAATCACAATCAGCCATTTCTTTTTTTAGGTTTTTATATAATACCAAATCAGTATCATAAATAACAAAAGGCGCTTTTAATTTAGACATAGCCCATATTTTAGGGGATGCCCAAAAATTATTAGAAATCATTTCATATGGATAATCATCAAAATAATGGGTAATAACTTTATCGTATAATGGGGTTATATTCCAATTATCATAAAATTCTTTTGATTTTTTATCGGTAATTAAATAAAGTGGTGTATTTGAATTGTAAATTTTGTGTACTATACACGAATACATTTGAACCAATAACTCAAAACTTCCAGGCGGTCTATCATCGTTGACCAAAAATACATGATACGCATTCATCGAAACTTATTTAGTATAAATATGGATTAAAAAGTAATTAATCCAATTCTTTTATCATTACTTTTAATGGTGTTTTTCCCTTTAGTATCCTATGATATGTTTCTTTTTGTATAGTAAATACATCCCCAACTTTAAGTTCTATTGGTAGTTTATTATCAGATTGAAAATACCAACCTTTTCCATCAACTACTTCAACCAATCTTGTTTTTTTATCTCTATGCCATACTAATTCTGAATTATCTACATCCGTATCAAAAGACCGGTAGATAATACTTTTAGATTTGGTTTCTGCGTATGGTTTACTCATTTTACCAATATGAATTTATATCCTCACCACCACCGATTTTAGACCAATGGCGGGGTAAATTACAACTCCAATAACCTGGTGTAGTTTTATCTTTCTTATCAGGACAATTGTGCCTGTCTGAAAATGCTTTTCTTGCTTCTGGGTTATTTATTTTTGCAGTTAATCCACCCTTTACATCGCCGAAAGTTACTTTTCTAATATTATCACTTTCTGGGTCTTTTACATAAACTACATATTTTTTACCTTCACCTGAATTTCTTTTGGGTGAATTTAATTCTACTTCTTGTCCCTGATATTCTGCTTCGGTTAAAATTGGAAAATCTAAAAGAACTTTTTTTCCCTCATAAATACCAACCTTACCTAAATCGGAATCTAAAAACCATTCATCGCTTTCATTCATTGGTATAAATTCACCCTTTTTCCAAAGAGTTCTACATTCATTTACCAACTTAAAGAATTTCGGAGAACCATACCTGTAAATATTTTCTGATATTGGTTTTTTGTTTTTTATGTGATATTGAAGCCCCTCACTCAAGTTTTTTTTTACTTCACCCAACGGATTACCATTTACATTTAACTCACCATTTAGGTAATGTTTCGCATTTACCATTAGAGTTTTTGCATTAACAATATCAGATTGCCACCAATGTGGAAAATCAATCTCTTCCTCCGCATTATCAAATTGCCCTAATAATTCATATAATTCTTTTGCATATTTTGCGATACGAAAAAGGTCTGCTTTTAACATATTTGGTTCATCGTCTTGATGCCCCACATCTATATCCTCTGTCAAACTTTTTAACTTCTTTAACTTTGTTGTTAAATCAGCCATATTTTTCAAATGGGCTTTTTGCGCAGGGGTTCTATCATCCTGTGGAATTTTTGTAAACTCCACCGTTTTTTTGGCGTTATCTTTTAATTTTTTTTGGATTGATAACATCTCCTTTTTTTGTTTTTCAGTACCCTTTCCCACTTTTTTAACTGAAGAAACCGATGGTTCATCATCATCAACTTCATTTATAACAGGGTATTTCTTACCACCAAATTCAAACTCTTTCAATCCTTCTTTTCTTGCTTTAAAAAGTGCCCCAGTAAAAGCATTTCCTTCGTTTACTGATTCTTTTTTCATTTTTCTTTTTTGTAGAACTAATTGTTGAATTTGTGAAAATAAATCTGCAATATCTTTATCCAACTTTTTTTCTTCTGCGCTCATTGGTGATTCAATATCTACATTGGAGTAAAGTTTTTTCTTTTTTGCAATTAATACATCTACTTTTTTAATTAAATCATTCTTTACCTTATCTAAATCTTTGATTACATCTTCAGCAGTATTTTCTTTTATTACCCCTTCTTGCCTGTTCAACAACTTAAACGCAATAGTCTGCATTTTCATAAGTCCTGCGTTTACAAATTGGTCCCTATTCTCCTGTTTCTTCAATTGGTCATAAACGGATATGATAGCGGATGCTGAATATGAATCTACCTTCATATTCTTTCCGGTCTTAGGGTCTTTAACTGATTTATAACCTGACCTCATAACATCTCTTAGTTGAGTTATTACCGGCGGTTCATTCTTTGCTTCATTTACTACCCCTTCTTCGGTTTTCCAACCCCCACCAGCTGCTTTGTATTGTTTTGCTGCCCAGGCATTGGCGTAGGCACTTGGATATACGTCAAACTTTTTTTTTGCCTGCGATTTATAGTAAGACCATTTTGAAGGGTCGGTTGGAACATTCTTTTCTACCAATTGTTTTTTCATAATTAACCTCAAATTATGGTGTATAATTAGATATGTTCATTTTAACAAATGTTTCAATATCTTTTGGTGATAATACCTGCTGCATTTCAAATCCAGAAAAAGCCCGCGTACCTAAAAATACAAATCCTTTTGCGGTTTCATAGTTCGCAGGAATATCATCATCAGTATTAACAAATTCAGATGGTAAATAAGTTACCAAAGCGTTAAATACCGAATGGTGTGGCCCAATTTCCGGATTTGGTTTTACCGATATCGGTTGATTTCCTATCCTAAATTTTCTAATCATTAAACCATACCCCTTACCAGGATTTTGGTATCTTCTAAACCAATTATCTTTTTCTAAACGATAAACAGCAGTTTTTCCATCTACCTTTCTCATAAGAATCAATCTTATCATAGATTCGTTTGGTGGATCGGTTGGCATGTTTCTAAAATCTTTAACACTTGCTTCAGTTAAAACTGATTTTATTGATTCTCTAATCAATTTTCTTAATTGGGATTGTTTCATTTTTTTATGCTCCGGTTTTTACATATACAGGTTTTTGCCCTTTTTCTTTTTCATTTCCTTTTTTGGCATCCCCACCCTTTTTTTGAGCTGCCCGTTTTCTTCTTACAAAACTTGCTATCCCATCCTTACCCAACTTTTGGGCTTTTTCTTTAGATAAGCAAGCAGAATATGGTTCTCCCTCTTCAGCATCACCACACTTACCAAGTTTTTCACCTGTGGTAGAATACCTATCCCAACCACCACCAGTAGTTGAGCCGGTTTTACCCTTGCCAAACCATTTTCTTAAATCTTCTGCAATAACTTTTCTTACTGCTGATTTAATTAGGTGCTCAAGTTGTGGTTTCTTCAAGTTCTTTCTCCAATTTTCCAATATAATCAACTCGTAACTTTTCAAAGTCTGTATCTACTTTTGATAGAACATCTTCTATATTAACTCCATTCCATTCTTCAACCGAACCATTTTCGTTGATGAACTTCATTTTTAACGCAACTTTAAGGGCCTCTTTTTCAAATTGAGCCTGCTTTAACCATGCTTTCGCATTCTCAAGCATTTTTCTTTTTTCATATCTATCATACTCTCCACTTATTCTTAGTTTTGATTCCATACTTAATACACAATCAAAACACATGCCGTGAAAAGCACGCATTTTTTCATCCAATCTTTTTGGGTTTTTGCAGTCACAAACTTCCTTCATACAATTAGGAAACTTTCTCAAGTCCTCCCTTAATTGATGAAGCTTGCCGAGCTTTACTTTATATCCGGCTTTTTGCTCCCACATATCCCCATTCTCATCTTCCCATTGTTCACCAACTGAACGACGAACATAAGTAGGTGAGTTTTCAAAACCAACGGTTGTTTTTGTTTGCGTTTTATGAACACCCGCCAACATTTCAGTAACCGCTTTTGTATTTTTTAATTTACTATTTCCCATAACTTTTTATATAAATATAGAATTAATAGAATAAACCTAAAATTTGATTAATCGGAGCGAAAACTCCAGTAAGTTTCAGAGTATTGCCTTTATATACAAAAACAATTCCTTCTTTTGGAACAATTTTATTTACACCACCAATCGCTTCTAATCTTTCTAATTCCATTTTAAGCTTAGCAACTTTCTTAGGGTCTCCACCCGTTTTAACATCTTTAATAGTTTGGTCTAATCTCGTTTTAATACTACGAATTGCTTCATCGGGATTTACAGTTAGTACTGAACTCATAAATGATAATACCTCAGAACCAACACCTAAAAATATATCCTCAAATGGTCGAATATTATCTTTTGATATTTTTTGATGGTCGTTTTTATCCACGCCCAATGCCCATTGTAATACTTTTTCCGATTTAATTGTTTTGTTACTTAATCCAAAACCTTTATTAAAGAATGCCCACCTTCTTATTAATCCGTCTTTTGTTTCTTTATCTAACTTTTCAGGTGAATTTTTTTCTATGTAATCATCCCACCAAGCCTGATGATACTCTGCCATACCATCACTATCTTTTAACCCAAATTTAGATTGTAATTTTTGCAACATCCCCAAAAACTTTGGTTGTAATTGTTTTAAGCTTTCCTCTTTTGGTAATTGAGTAACGGGTGGTCCTTGTATGGTATATTTGTCTTGAACATGCTGATTTACTTGTTTAATCATCCCAGCTAATACGGTAGCATCAGATTGCTCTGCTCCAATTGCCACACCACTATCATCGTATTCAGTTGTGTTATGAAATACTAATAGAGCCTGACCATAAGGTATTACATTTACGGAGGTTGGATAAATAACCTCTAAGTTCATAAATTTCTTACCCTGCTTAAATATTTTGTCCCGTTGTGCTTTGGATAAACTACCCATTGCTTTTTCTAAATCTTTCATAGCAAAGTTGTAAGCATCAGTTAATCCACCTCTACCAGCAAATTTAGTAGCAACATCCTTTATGGACATTGCGTTTTCACCACTATTTGCTAAGTGCCCTTTATTTCTTGCAGCAATTAATCCCCTATCA